GAACTCAACGGCATGGAACGGGAACTCGGCCAAAACGAGGAGGCCCTCGAAGGTGTCGGGGACGAAATGGAGGACACCGCCAAAGACAGCGACAAGCTGGGCGACGACTTGGATGACGCTGGGGAAAGCGCCAAAGAATCCGGCTCTAAATTCGAGAAGCTGGGCGGCATCCTCAAAGGCATCGGCGTGGCGATGGGCGCGGTCGTGGTGGCCGCCGGTGCCGCCGCGATTAAGCTGGGAAAAGATGTCGTGGCGCAATTTGGGGAACTGGAGCAGAACCTCGGCGGCTCCGAGGCCGTGTTTCAAAAGTACGCCGGGAATATGCAGAAAATTGGCGAGGACGCTTACAAAAACATGGGCGTGTCGCAAAGCCAGTATTTGACTACCGCCAACAAAATGGGCGCGTTGTTTCAAGGTTCTGGATTGGACGTGCAAAAATCCGCAGACCTATCCGCAAAAGCCATGCAACGGGCGGCGGACATGGCCAGCGTGATGGGCATAGATATGCAAATGGCGTTGGACAGCGTGGCGGGTGCGGCAAAGGGCAATTTTACCATGATGGACAATTTGGGGGTGGCGATGAACGCCACTTCCATCGAAGCCTACGCGCTGTCCAAGGGGTTAGACTTCACGTGGAAAAGCGCGACCCAAGCCGAAAAAGCCGAAGTCGCCATGCAGATGTTTTTCGACAATACATCGCAGTACGCAGGCAACTTCGCGAAGGAAAGCACACAGACCATCAGCGGCTCGCTCGGTTTGCTCAAGGCTTCCACCGGCTCCTTTATCGCGGGCCTCGGCAACGCCGACGCCGACATGAAAAACCTGTCCCTAAACATGGTGGACGCTTTCAAGTCCGTGGTTACAAATGTCGTGCCCGTGATTGAGAACGTGGTGGACGCCCTGCCCACGGCGATGGAGGCCATCTCCGGCGCGATTAAAGACACGCTTCCCACGCTGCTCAATACCGCCGCAGGGCTGTTCGGCCAGGTGCTGACGATGCTCCTGACGATGCTCCCGCAGCTGATCCCCGTGGCGGTGGACGCGGTAATGGTGATTGTGGGCGCTTTGGTGGAAAACCTGCCCCTGCTTGTGAGCGCCGCCGTGCAGCTGGTGACGGCCTTAATATCGGGCATCGCCGACGCCCTGCCTGAATTGATCCCCGCCGCCGTCGAAGCCATCACCACCATTGTACAGGGCCTGATAGACAACCTCCCCCTGCTGCTTGACGCGGCGCTTCAATTGGTGCTTGGCCTGACGCAGGGTATACTCGACAGCCTACCCGTGCTCATTGCCGCGCTGCCTGCCATCATCGACGGCATCGTCAAGTTTGTGCTGGAGGCCATCCCGCAGATCATCGAAGCGGGCATTCAGCTTTTGACCTCCCTGGTCGAGGCCCTGCCGGAGATTATACAGGCCATCGTCGAGGCATTGCCGCTGATTATAGATAGCATTATAATGGGCCTGCTGGACAACATTCCCCTCATTATTGATGCAGGCATTTCGTTGCTCACCGCAATCATCGGTGCGCTGCCGGATATTATAGTGACCATTGTAGCCGCCCTGCCGGACATCATCAAGGGTATCGTGGGCGGCCTGTTGGGGGCACTGCCGGAGATTATTCAGGCGGGCTGGCAGCTATTGAAGGGCCTACTCAAGGGGATTCTGGATTGCGTGCCCGAACTACTCCGGGGCATCGGCGACGTGGTGAAATCCTTGATTGACGCGGTTTTGCGGCTGTTCGGCATCCACAGCCCCTCCACCGTATTCGCCGACATCGGCGGCAACCTCCTCAAGGGCCTGTGGAACGGCATCCTCAGCGTCAAGGATTGGCTCATAGATAAAATACGCGGCCTGGGCCACCTGATCACCGATGCAGTGAAATCCGTGCTGGGGATCAATTCTCCCTCGACCGTGTTCCGCGACCAGATCGGCGCGAACCTTGCCCTGGGCCTGGGCGAGGGCTTCGAGGCGGCCATGAAGGATGTATCGCGGGATATGCAGGACGCGGTGCCAACCGATTTTGAGCTTGACGCCAACGTCAAGGGGGCTATGAATGGGAGCCTCGGGCAGGGCGCAGGCGGCGGGTTCTCCCTCGTGTTGCACATCGGGACGTTCGTCAACAATTCCGTGCAGGATTTGCGCCAGCTGGCCGACGAGCTGTCCACCATCATGGCGGGGGAAATCCGCAGGAAGGGGCTGGTTACGTGAGCTATTTTGAGTTCGGCGGCATGAGTACCGCCAATATCCCCGGCTTGCTGGTAGAGGCCAAGAGCATCTACGGCCTGCCCGAGCGCGACGTCGAAAAGATTCATGTACCCGGCAGGAACGGCGATGTGCTGATTGACTACGGCTCGTATCAGAACGTGACAGTGACATATACCTGCGCCGTGACGAAGTACAATGCCCTGCGCGACCTGGGCCGCCTGCTCACGGTCGGCCCGCAGCCCGTGTGGGGCTTCGCGCCCTGGCGGGGCTACCAGCTGTTGCGGGACGGCTGGGCCGAGCACGAGCGGCTGGCGGTGCATTCCTCGCAGGTTCCCATGGAGGAGATCATCGCCAACCGCCTGCTGCGCTTCTCCGTCGCTTTCGACTGCAAGCCGCAGAAGTATTACAACCGCGCCGCCGTTATTACCCGCAGCGGCGCGGGCAGCGTTACCATCAACCGGCCCCTCAGTGCCACCGCTGCCGCGCCCCGGATTGAGGTCGTCGGCAGCGGCACCGTCACGCTCAACCTGGAGGGGCAGACAATCACGCTCACGGGACTCCTGACGCCGCCCATGTCCGGGGGCGAGTACCAGTACCCATCGGCCATCATCGACAGCGAAGCTATGATCGCCTGCCGGTACAAGGCGGGCGGCGTTCGTGAGGTGATTGACATTGTGCAGTGGCCGCAGTTCTGGCAGCTTGTGCATACCGTTTCGGTTACAGGCGGCGTGACAAACATTAAGATTTTTCCGAGGTGGTTTGCAATATGATACCCAAGCTATACGCCGCTGACGGCAGCACACTTTTGTCCTATCTTGGCGACGTCACGGTCTGCGAGGTCACGGAAGAACGCAACGGGGTGTTCGAGCTTTATCTTGAAATTCCCATTGCCTCCGAACAGTACCCCCTCATTGAAAACGACTGCTTCATAAAAGCGAAGCCATCGGAAAACGGCGGCGACCAGCTGTTCCGCGTGTACAACGTGGAAAAAAGCATGACTGGCCGGGCCATTGTGCAGGCCGAGCACATCTCCTATCTGCTGGCTGCCTACCCGGTGGACGAGGTGACAGTGGGCGGCGCGACCGCAACGGCGGCCATGAGCGCCATCCTCACCCGCGCGGCGGCATTGCTGTCCGCGTCCCACGGCTTCTCCGCTGTGTCGGACATCGTGACCGTTAGTAACTTTTCTCTGTCGGCGGTCACGGCGCGGTCGGCTCTGGGCGGCGTGGCCGGGAGCGTCCTCCAGCTATACGGCGGCGAATACGAGTTTGACGGAAAGATCGTGCGGCTCCACAATCAGCGCGGGCAGAACAACGGAGTCAAAATCGAGTACGCAAAGAACCTCCGCGCGCTCAAAGCATCAATCAGCACGGAAAACAGTTACACCGGGATTTTTCCTTACATAAAAAATGAAGATTCAGTCCTGTTCCTGACCGAAAAAATTCTTTGGGTTACAAACAATTCCGGCATCCAGCGGCGCGTGATGGTGAAGGATTTCTCGCAGGAGGTGGGCGAAAATCCCACGGAGGCGAACCTCCGTTCCGCCGCGCAAAGCTATCTCGCCGCGAACGACATCAACGCCCCGGACATATCGCTGGAGGTGGATTTCGTCCACCTGTGGCAGTCGCCGGAGTATGCCGAATACATCGACCTGGAGCGCGTTTCTCTCTGCGATATTGTCACCGTTCGGCACCCGGATTTGGGCGTGGACGTGAGCGCGAAAGTTATCAAGACCGTTTACGACACGCTCAAGGAACGCTACAAAAAGATCACGGTCGGCTCGGCAAAGAGCAACATGGCCGCCGTCATCGCCGGGGTTCGCGCCGACATTGAAGCTATCGAAGCCCCGGATATTTCCGGCTTGCAAGTGCTGATCAATCAAGCCATCGACGATGCCACCGCCGCCATCACGGGCAACAGCGGCGGCAAGGTCATACTCAACCCGGCACTGCACCCGCAGGAGCTTCTTGTGCTCACCGACGCGAACACAAGTATCCAAACGGCGGTGAAGCTCTGGCGGTGGAACGCGGCGGGGCTGGGATTTTCGAGCAGCGGCTACAACGGCCCGTTCAGCACGGCAATCACCGCCAACGGCGCGATTGTCGCCGATTTTATCACGACAGGCACCTTGACGGCTAACGTCATAAAGGCGGGCATTTTGAGCGACGTCGCGGGCAAATTCAGCGTCAACATGGTTACGGGCGTCGCAAGCCTTTCCGGGGCGACCATCACGGGCGGCAGTATCACCATCACCAACGGGGCCACGCAGACGGTCATCAACGCCGGTGGTCTGACCACCAGCTACGCCACTATCACGGGCGGCAGTATCTCCATCGGCGGCAGTTCCTTCAGAACCGTTATTGACTCCGGGGAACTGCGGCAATATGCACTTGGCGACGGCACTTTCATATGCGGACTGACGCCGTTCTCCGGGGGCAGCGAATACCGCCCCACCCTGTACGTGGGCGACGACAGCCGGGTGACGGGCTTCTCTATCTCACACTTGCAGGGCGGCAACGTTATCAATATCGCGCAGTTTGATAAAACCAAGATCGACCTGATCAAACCGGCCAATATACTAAGCACCCTCGCCGTCAACGGCGTGACGACGTTCAATAATCTTGTCACGTCCGGCTCAAACAGCCACCTGACGCTGCGCGGCGTATCCTACATATCCTTTCAAATCGGCAGCACCGAACGCGGGTATTTCCACAGCGGCGGCCTGCATGTTCCCAACACGTTAAGCTGCGCGAGCCTGAATGTGACGAACGCGGTCACGTTTACAACAATCACCTGCAATGAATTGACGGCATACACCCGCATTTCATCCGGCGCAAGCAGTCACCTCACGCTGCGCGGCACGTCATATATTTCCTTTGAAACCGGCTCCACCGAGCGCGGGTATTTCCACAGCGGCGGGTTACAGGTGCCCGGCACGGTAAGCTGCACGAATCTCAGCGTTACCAACCCGCCGTGGGCCTTGCCAAGCAGCCCGAGCTTTTCCGGCACCGTATACGGCAACCGTTTCAGCGCGGCGCAGGATGGCTCGGCCTACCAGATCAACGGCTATTCCGTGCTCGATTTCGGCAACAACCACGTCCGCTACAGCGCGCGTATGAATTACGGCCTTCGCTCCACCTACGCGGCGAGCGTCTACGGCGCGGACTACGTGCAGTTCTACATCGGGAGCACGGAACGCGCCTATGTCAGCTCCAGCGGCCTCAACAATAGCTCCGTCGCGGAACAAAAAACGGACATCAGGGACGCGGGCAGCGCGCTTGCCATTGTCCGGGACGCGCGACTGTACCAGTATCGCTATATGGTTCCGGAAGTGGAGGCCGTGCCGGAGAAAGAGGGCGTTGCTATCAACGCACAGGCCGGGATAGAGAACAGCGAAGCGACACGTGCCGCACCGCAGGTGCCCCCGGAACGCATGGGCTTTGTGATTGGCGACGGCTACGAGCCGCCCCCGGCCTGCGTCTTGGCCGAAGATGGCAACGGCGTCAACCTGTACGCTATGGCTTCCGTGTGCTGGCGGGGATTGCAAGAACTGTCTGAAAAAGTAACTTTATTGGAAGGGAGATTATCATCATGACCGAGCGCATCCAAGCCAAGCTCGCGGAACTCGCCCAACAGAAGGAGCAGGCCCTGGCCCAGCTAAACGCCATCCTCGGCGCGGAGCAGGCCCTGCAACAATTGCTGGAGCCCAAAAAAAAGGAGGATGCCCCCGCATGAAATCCATCGCCCTAAAAATGCGTGACAGCCCGAACTACTTTCAGCATGGAGGGCAGCGCGGCGACCACCGCATGGTCAAACTGGTGATCCCCCTGCCGAAGGAGCGCCTGCCGGAGATCGTTTCCTGCGTGGCACTTTTTTCCTGCGACGACGAGCTTGTGCTGTCGCCGCTGATTCTGCCGGGCGATTCCGGCGACTGCTACATCGCGGACGGCAAGGCCCACATAGTCCTTTGGCAGCGCCTCACGCAGTGCTGGGTTTTGCGCGTTCAGCTTGAGTGCTACGGCGACGCCGAAGGCACCCTGTTCATCGACCGCACGGCGATCTCGGAGCCGGTTGTTTTCGCGAAGTCCCTCGCGGAGGGCGTCCGCACGGATTACCTGCCCGAGCCACAAGCTATTACAAACCTGTTGGCGGCCATGCACAGCCACGGCAACATGACCATCCTGGAGGAGCTCGGCGAACTGGCCGGGGAGTTGACCTACCACGGCGAGGCCCTGGCGACGGAAGCCCTGACGAACCACGAAATTAACGACTTGATCAATCAGGCGCTTGCCGCGCTTGTGTAGAAAGGATTGATTTTACTTGGCTAAAAGATTAGACGACAACGGGCTGCTCTACCTATTGAGTAAGCTGCTGCTCATGTTTGTGCGCAGCGAACCCGGCAAGGGCCTGTCCCAAAACGACCTAACGGACGCATTGAAGCAAATGATTCTCGACCAGTTTGACGGCACCTGGGCCTCGCTCTCGGGCAAGCCCACGAATGTGTCCGCATGGACAAACGACGCAAATTACCAAACCGCCTTGCAAGTGTCCTCGTCGATTTCGACTGCGCTGGCCGCCAGCGGCTTCCAGACCGCCGCGCAGGTAGAAACCCTCATTGACGCGGCCTTGTCCACCCTCGACACGAGCATCTTCGTGGTGGCAGACCCGCTGCCCGCCGCCGCGTCCGCTAATCCAAACAAGATTTACCTCGCCCCCGCGCCGGGAGGCTCCGGCAGCAACAGCCTTGAGGAATGGGTGGCGGTCAACGGCACATGGGAGCGCTTCGGCTCTGTGGACGTTTCCCTCGCGGGCTACTTCAACGACCAGAACCTCGTGCCCATCACCAACGCCGAGATCGACAGCATGATTGCCTCGCTGTCGTCGTAAAGGGGGTGGCCCATTATGGCGAAGTATCTAAATGAAACCGGACTCCAGCGGGCGCTTGCGGGCTTGTGGGCGCGGGTGCAGCAGGCGCTTTCCAACATCAGCCTGACACCCGGCCCGCAAGGGCCGCCAGGCCAAACCGGGGCAACCGGCCCGCAGGGACAAACCGGCGCGACCGGGGCAGCCGGGGCGAAAGGCGTGGCGTTCTACGGCTGGGACACCGCCGCGAGCCTGACGAATATTTCTTCTATCTCCGGCATGGCGGTGGGCGATTTTGTGGTCAACACGGGCACGGCGACCCGCACGATCCTCGGCGTGTCAACGGACATCGGCGGGGTGGTAAAATCCACCTCGGCCACGGCGGGGACGGCGGCGGGGAATATCCGGGGCGCGACCGGGGCGGCTGGCGCAACTGGAGCCCAAGGCCCCGCTGGCCCACAAGGCCCGGCAGGCACGGCGAATTACACCGCGCCCACCACCGGGCCGCTGGCGAACATGACGCTCACGCAGGCCATCGCCTACCTGAACAACGTGATTCAGGGCAGCGTGGCGGTCAAAATCGACCACAGCAACAGTTAGGGGGCACGGCATGACATTAAAGCAGATTATGGAGCAGGCCGAGTGGATCGGCGTGGAGGACGGCGTGTTCAAGCGCGTAATCCATTCCATCAATTATGCCGCCAGCGTGAAGCTCGGCGGGCAGACCCTTTATGCCCGCAGTACGCCCCTCGCCACGGTTTCCACCGTGGGCCTGTACAAGGACGAGAAATTTACCGTGCCGGGCTTCCTGTACGGCGGCACGGCGCACGTTTTCCCGAAGGTGGGCTGCCGCCCGCGCAGCGAAACCCAGCGCGGCGCGACGGTTTGGGGCACCCTCGACAGCCAGGTCACCCGCTACATCAACCGCTTTACGGACGGCGAAGTCTGGATTTCTTCCTCGGCCAACAGCCGCACAGGCACGAAGATCGCCGGGGCGCTCACGGGTACGGCCTGGCCGCGCGGCATCCGCTATGTGTTCGTGCAGCTGTGCGGGGGCGGCGGTGCGGGCGGCTCCGGGGGCCTGCTGGCGACCTACAACAACCAGGGCGGCCAGGCCGCCGCTGGCGTCGTGTGCGTCCAGCTGCCGGAAAACGGTTACGCAACCATTCGGGCGGGCGGGGGCGGCTCCGGCGTGAGCGGCATGGCGGCGGACGGCAATCCCGGCCAGGCCAGCTATGTCCAGTCCGGCTCCTATTACGCCCAGGCCAACGGCGGGGGCGGCGGCGACGGCAGCATATCCAAGGAGCAGGGCGCGGGCGGCACATGGCAGCACAATATTTCCGGCGGCAGCGTGATGTCCCTTGTCGCCAACAGCAACGGCGCGACCGGCACGACCGGCGGCAAAACCGTGACCTACGCCGACCCCACCCCCGAAGGCTTTACCTACGTGACAGAGGCGGCAGGCGCGGGCGGCACGAAGGGCGGCACGGGTTACGGCGCGGGCGGCAACGGCGGCAATGGTTTTGTGAAAGTATTTTATTAAATGGAAAGGCGCGTGAAAGGAAATGTCCCAAAAAACACCGCAGGGCCTTGTGGCCCACGCGCGGGCGCAGCTGGGACTCCCGTATTGGTACGGCTGCTACGGTCAGCGGCCCACGGCTGATTTGGCCGACTACAAACGCCGCCAATATCCTCAAACTGGTCTGCGGCACGTCGGGCTGGATTAGCGTGGCGGGCGGGGCCGGAAGGGTGAACGCTTACGATGGCGGCAGCCCGGCGTGATCGGCAATGTAATTTTATCCTATTAGCAGAAAGCGGGGATTTATTATGCTATATATTCTAATCAAACAGCTGTATGACAGCGGCATTACTTCGTTTGCCATTTTAATCGTCAACATGATCGCGTGCTACTTTACCGCCGTTCTTTTCGCGAAAGAGAAAAAGCGTGAGAACCGTGGCAGGTCAAAAAGCTTTCATCGCGGGCGAAGGCTATAGCGGCGGAGGCGGCGCGGCGGCTTTGTGAAGCTATTTAATGAAATGGAAAGGCGTGTGAAAGAAAATGTCCACAAAAACACCGCAGGGCCTTGTGGCCCACGCGCGGGCGCAGCTTGGTTTGCCGTATTGGTACGGCTGTTACGGTCAGCGACCCACGGCTGAACTGGCCGACTACAAACGCCGCCAGTACCCGCAATACTGGTCGGAGGCGCGGGTAAAGAACGCCAAGGCGAACCAGCTGAACGCGCCCCGCGTCTACGATTGCGCGGGCCTGGTGAAATCCTACTGGATGCAGGCCGACCCGCACACGGCGGCAAAGTACGTTGAGAAGTACGACAAAAGCGCGGCGGGCCTGAAAGCCTGCTGCAAAACCAAAGGCCCGATTTCAAGCATCCCCGAAACGCCGGGGGCGCTCGTTTTTATCGGCACCCGACACGTGGGGATTTACGCGGGCGGCGGCAAAGTCCTTGAGGCGAAAGGGTTTAGCTATGGCGTGGTTGAAACCGCGCTGGCGAAGGGCGCATGGGACGCATGGGGCAAGCTCGACTGGCTGGACTACGGTGACACGCCCACGCCTTCCACTGCGCCTGTGCCCACACCCGCGCCCGCGCCGGGCGAAAGAACCCACACCGTAAAGCAGGGCGACACCCTGTGGGCGCTTGCTGCGCGTTACCTGGGCAGCGGCCAACGCTGGCAAGAGATTCAAAAGCTGAATGGGGGCATAGACCCCCGCAATCTAAGAATCGGCATGATTCTGAAAATACCCGAAGGGAGCGTGAAAAAATGAACGCAAGCGAAATCATTCTGGCAATCGCCACGGCTTTAACCACCGCCGCCACCGCGTGGCTCGCGGTACATCGGGCCAACCAGCTAACCGCTTTCCGCATAGAGCGGCTGGAAGAAAAGGTTGACCAGCACAACGGCCTCGACCGGCGCATCGTCGCGCTGGAAGCCGAAATCAAATTTTTGCGAGGTGGGGGCAAATGATCCTCAACGTGACCCTCGCGGCAGTCACCGGGGCGGCGCTTACCGCTCTGGTGGCTGTCCTTCTTTCCCGGCGCAGGCCGAAAAAGAAGGCAAAGAAGTCGCCCGGCCCGCCGGAATTTTCCAAGCGTATCTTTATCGGCCTGTCGGCCCTCGCCGGGGCCGTTGCGGTTTTCGTGGGCGTCATGGTCTGGCGCACCGGGGACGTGGGCGTCACGCAGGCTCTGATAGACCACGCCTTCGGCCTGCTCAAGGTCGGCGTGGTATCCTATTTTGGTAAGGCCGCGCTGGAGAACCGGGTGAAGCTGGCGCATTTCTATCCCAAGCTGAAAAACCAGATTTTTAGTGATGGAGGCGGCAATGAATCTCATTGAAAAAGAAAAAATCCGCTACTGGCGCGGCGAGGGCCTGGGCTACAAGGCCGTGGCCGCCAAGACGGGCCTCACCGAAAACGCCGTCAAGAGCTTTTGCCAGCGCAGCGGCTTGGGCGGGGAATACGTGCAAACGGCCTGCCGCCAGTGCGGGGCCGCGCTGGCGCAGACGCCGGGGACGCGCAAAAAGTTTTGTTCCGCCTTTTGCCGCAACACCTGGTGGAACCGCCACGCCTACCTGCGCGAACAAAAAGAATCCGACCGCCGCGCCTGCACTTTTTGCGGGCGCGAATTTTTCAGCAGCGCCAGCGCGGGCCGCAAATACTGCGGGCACCCGTGCTATGTCGCCGCCCGTTTTGGCAAGGGGGTGCGCCGTCATGACACCTGAACAATTCGAACGCGAAAAGTCCTACCAGGCAGCGATTTCCATCGCCCGCGCCATGCTCCGGCAGGGAATTATCGAGGCAGACGACTTCAACAAAATTGAGCGCTTTTTTCGCCTGAAATTCTGTCCTTCCATCAACGTCTTTATGGGCTGAAACCCTTGCTGTACAAGGATTTCAGGAGTATAATGTTGATAGAAAGGGGGCCGTTTCTATGGACAGAATTATTCATAAACGACCATCAATCCAGCGCCAAAAAGCCGCGCTGAAGCTGCTCTGCACCGCCGCCTACACCCGCGTTTCCTCCGGCAAGGACGCCATGCTGCACTCGCTGTCCGCGCAGGTTTCGTATTACAGCCAGCTTATCCAAAGCACCCCCGGCTGGGTTTACGCGGGCGTGTACACCGACGAGGCCATCACCGGCACCAAGCGCGAGCGTCCCGAATTTCAGCGCCTGCTCGCCGACTGCCGGGCCGGGAAGATCGACCTCGTGATTACGAAATCGGTAAGCCGCTTTGCCCGCAACACCATCACCACCCTCGAGACCATCCGCGAGCTCCGCGCCCTGGGCGTGGACGTGTACTTCGAGGAACAGCGTGTCCACACCCTCAGCGCCGAGGGCGAATTTCTCCTGACCCTGCTGGCCTCCTACGCACAGGAGGAGAGCTTTTCCGTGAGCGAGAATTGCAAGTGGAGAATCCGCAACGATTTCAAGGAAGGCCGCCCCACCTCCGTAAGGCTGCTGGGCTATCAATTTCGGGACGGCACTTTCGTTATCGTGCCGGAGGAGGCTGGCCTGGTGCGCCAGATATTCGCTGACTATCTCGGCGGCATGGGTATTATCGCCATCCGCAAGAAGCTGCTTTCCGAGGGTGTCAGGTTCAGCCAGACCGGGCTGGCAAAATTGCTGCGCAACGAAAAGTACGCGGGCAACTTGCTCCTGCAAAAGACCTTCACCGCCGACCACCTGACCAAGAAGAAAAAGAAGAACACCGGGCAGCTTCCCATGTACTTGGTAGAAAACGCCCACGAAGCCATTATCCCGCGCGGGCAATTCGACGCGGTGCAGGCAGAAACTGCGCGGCGCTCCGCCCGCTATCAGCCTGCACCCCGCGCCCCGCAGCTTTACGACCTGAGCGGCAAAATCCGCTGCGGCATTTGCGGCGGGAGCTATCGCCGCAAGCACGCCGTAGCTGGCACCAAGTACGAGAAAATCGTCTGGATATGCAAAACCTTCAACACCCTGGGCCGCGCCCACTGCGCGGCCCAGCAAATCCCGGACGACATACTGCGGGCGAAGCTCGCCGAGGCGGGCGGCCTGGAGGGGCTGCAAGAAATCCGGGTACCCGGCCCGAACCTGCTGCAATTCGTGTACAAGGACGGACGGCAGACCGAGCTCCCCTGGCGGCACCCTTCGCGGCGGGAAAGCTGGACGCCGGAAATGAAGGAACGGGCGCGGCAGGACGCCCTGCGGGGCCAATCCGCGCGGCGGGATAATCAATTGAGAGGAGGCGCGGCGATATGAGCGCGAAAAAAGTAACCGAAATCCCGGCCATGAGCAAGCTGCCCGTGAACGTCATGAGCGCCGCCGCCCTGCGCAAGGTGGCGGGCTACGCACGGGTGAGCACCAACGAAGAAGAACAGCAGACCTCCTACGCCGCCCAGGTCGAATACTACACGAAGATGATCCAAGGCAACTCCGAATGGGAGTTTATGGGGGTATATACCGACGAGGGTATTTCCGCAACGTCTACCAAAAAGCGTGACGGCTTTAATCAAATGATAGAGGATGCCCTGGCGGGTAAGATTGACCTTATCATCACCAAAAGCGTGAGCCGCTTCGCCCGCAACACCGTGGACAGCCTCACCACCATCCGCAGGCTGAAAGAAGCCGGGGTGGAGGTCTGGTTTGAAAAAGAAGCCATTCATACGTTCGACAGCAAGGGTGAGCTGCTTATTACGATTATGTCCAGCCTGGCGCAAGAGGAATCCCGCAGCATAAGCGAAAACGTCACGTGGGGCATGAGAAAGCGTTTCGCGGACGGCAAGGTGAGCCTGCCCTACAAGCGCTTCCTGGGCTACGAAAAGGGGCCGGACGGCTTGCCCATGATCGTGCCGGAGGAGGCTGAAATCGTCCAGCTGATTTTTCGCCTGTTCCTTTACGGCAAGGCCCCCAGCTTCATCGCCTCCCTGCTCACGGACGAGGGAATCCCCACGCCGGGCGGGAAAACTAAATGGCGGCACAACACGATTATCTCTATGCTGCAAAATGAAAAATACGCGGGAAACGCGCTGTTGCAGAAGAAATACACCACCGACTTCCTGACGAAAAAGCAGAAGATTAACGAGGGCGAGGTGGCGCAGTGGTTCGTCGAAAATTCGCACCCGGCCATCATCGAGCAGGAGCTTTTCGACCTGGTGCAGTACGAGCTCAAGAAGCGGCAGGCATCCGGCCAGAACAGCGTGAGCAGCCATCCGTTTTCCTGCAAAATCTTCTGCGGCGAGTGCGGCGAGATGTTCGGTTCGAAGGTCTGGCACAGCAACGACCCGCGCCGCCGCCGCACGGTGTGGCAATGCAACGGGAAATACAAGGGGGATGAAATTTGCCGCGCCCCGCACCTAACCGACGAGCAGGTGGAAACGGCGTTCCTTGCGGCCTTCAACCGGCGGATCACCAACCGGGACGAGATTTTCGCGGCCTATGACGAGGTGATCACGGCGCTCACCGACACAACCGCCCTGGACGCGGAGGCGGCGTCGCTCGCCAGCGAATGCGAGGTGATCACGGAACTCACCCGAAAGGCCATAGCGGCTTTGGCAAAGCCGCAGGAAAACGCCAGCGCCGCCCTCAATCAGGCCGAGTACAACGCCCGCCGCGACGCGCTGGTCGCCCGCTACGAAGCAGCCACCGCGCGGTTAGCCGAAATCGAAGCGGCCCGCACCGAGCGCAACGCCAAACGCGCCAACATCAACCGATTCCTGAAAACCCTCACCCGGCAGGAAAATCTTGTGAACGAGTTCAACGAGGATTTGTGGTATACCACGGTTGAACGGCTGGTGGTGCACAAGGACGGGCGGCTGTGCGTGGTGTTCCGCGACGGCGGCGAAGTGGAACTATCCCGCGAGGAATTGAAGGAAGCGGCAGCATAGCAGCAGGCCTGCAGGCCCCACATACCGGGACGCCTACGGGCCTTTTTCTTCATTTATTTGTTTGTATTTTCTCTTGACATTGGCGCGAAATGGTGTTATTCTATATGTGGAAAGCGAGGGGCATTTTATTGTATGAAACTATGTCCTTTTAGACAAA